AATTAATGGTAATGGCGCAGGAAAGCCTTTGGGATTCCTTAATGCGGCCAACCTTGTTTCAATAACCAAAGAAACAGGACAGGCAGCGGCAACAATATTGTGGGAAAACATTGTTAAGGCTTATAACAGACAGCTTAACAAAAGTAAATCCGTTTGGTTGTTGCATCCAGATGCACAACAGCAGCTTGATTTCCTTTCATTTCCAGTAGGCGTGGGCGGAGTCCCGGTTTATCTGCCAGCTTCTTCGGTTGGAACCGTTGCTTCATTGAAGGGACGTCCGATAGTTGAGAGCGACCTTTGTGCCACACTTGGTACAGTTGGCGACATTAACTTCGTTGATTTGTCAGAGTATATGCTCATCACTAAGGGCGGCGTACAAGCTGACACATCAATTCATGTTCAGTTCTTGGCTGCTGAAAATTGCTTTAGATTTATCTTCAGAGCAAACGGTATGCCTAAGAAAAACAGCGCATTGACAATCAAAAATTCAAGCAATACAAGAAGTTCATTTGTAACAGTTGCAACAAGAGCTTAAAAATTAATATAGGCGGCTTAACTGCCGCCTTAATTTTATTACAAGGAGGAAACACAATGAGACAATTTCCACATTATATTAAGGGATTGGACCCCGTTGCTGATGCTTTTTCTGGCACAGTATATACCGACATAGTATCAATGGACAATCACAAACTGGCCGAATTCATAATTTACAAGGGTGTTGGAACCACAGGCACATCAACAATAACTGTTGAGGCTTGCGACGACACAAGCGCGTCTAACACAAGCGCGGTTGCGTTTAACTATCAGGCAATTACTTCCGGTGATACAGCTGGCGCTTTGACTGCCGTTACATCAACTGGATTTACAACTACCGCCGGAAGTTCACAGATTTATGTAATTTATGTTGATGCAGACGCTTTATTGGCATCGGGTTATAAGTATGTAAGGCTAAAGGCCGTTGAGTCTGTTGACAACCCCGTTCTTGGCGGAATACTTATTAACCTAAGAGAACCAAGATACAATCAGGCAGTTCAAACATCAGCAATTGATTAATAAAGGGGCTTTTGCCCCTTCAATTTTACTTGAAGGAGGTCAATTCTATGAATGAAAGACTTTTAGGAATAGCCGCAAGGCGTTTAATGGTAGGATTAAGGGTTGAAAGAGCAACCGCAGACCTACCGCAAACGACAGCCGCCGCAATATTTACAGTATCGGGCGGGCGCGTGTGTATAACCAATATCGTTGGCGAAGTAACAACCGCCATACAGAATCAGGCAAATAACACAAAATTGACAGCAAATCCCGACACAGGAACAAGCGTTGATATTTGTGCGGCTTTAAGCATTGCAAACGACGAAGTTGGCACGCTCTACGGCATAACCGGAACAGCGGCAGATGCAATGATAGGAGTTAATGCCGGCGCGGTTCCCGCAATGGCAAAGGGCGTTATTGTTAACACCGGAACTATCGATTTAGATTGTGCGGCTTCAAACACGGGGAAGGTTAAGTGGGTAATAACTTATTATCCGATTGACGATGGCGCAGCAATAACGGCAGCTTAACGGAGGGGGATTTTCCCTCTCTTTACTTTTTGAAGGGCGGTGGCTAAATGTCAACAAAAATAGGAACAAGATGGGAAGGCGGAAATCTCGTTTATTACAACACCGACACGGGCGCAGAAATATTTGTAGTTGACGCTAACGGAAACAGGTTGTCGGTGGGCGATTTGGGCGTTGACACCGCAAAAATTAACGAGTCCCTTGTTATACCAAGAACTACGGGTAAGGGAATTAAACTTCATCCCGACTCGCCATCGTTTGGGTGGTGCGATATGTTGGGTCGCGTTATTGCAAGGACAACGGGGGCAACGGTTCCCTCATTTGCTTCATATAGGGGCAACTTATATCAGTATCAGTTTACAAACGGCGTAAATGTAAAAGAAATGTTTCAAGAATTTCACATACCACACGATTATGTACCCAATACAGATATGTATATTCATATTCACTGGTCACAAAACGTTGTGGACACGGGGGGCGCCGCGGCGGTTCCGGGAAATGCGAAGTGGTATTTTGACATTTCTTACGCCGACGGATATGGAACCCCCGGCGGAGCGGCGCAGGCCTTTATTGCGCCAATCACAACAAGCGTAGTTCAGCAGGGCAGCACAACTCAATACGGACACATGATTGCAGAAGTTCAGTTTACGGGGGAAACGACAACGGCTTCGACTATTGCAAAGTCGGCGTTTAAAATCGACGGATTGATACTTGTAAGGGTTTATAGGGACAGCACCGATGCGGCGGACACTTTAGACCAAAGCCCATTTCTGCATTTTATAGATATACACTATCAAACAAATGGAGTTGCCGGGACGTTCAGTAAAAACACACCATTCTATACATAAGGAGGGTTTACAATGGCTGAAATAATATATAGGAGCGGATTGAAGTCGGGCGTTATAGGATTTAAGGCGGTTAATAGTATAGTTAGGCCTGCCAACACAACGGCGTATGCGGTAGGCGACTTGATAAATGATACAGCTGCAACAACTTTATTGCAGTTTGATTTTGGCACAGAAAACGCCAACGCCACACTTGAAATTAATCATGTGACATTAATGTCGGATTATATTTCGGCGGCTACGAAACTTGATGCGGCACTGTGGTTTTTTAATGCTTCAACAATCAATTCGGCAGGGGCGGTATCACAGGTAACTGATAACGCTGCATTTAATCCGAGTTGGGCGCAGATAATCGCAAAAATGGAGGGCATGGTTGAGTCAATGGCAGATGTTGGCACGTTGGGAACATCGGCATACACCATAGCAGACGAAAGCACAACAATCGTTAAACTTGATAGCAACGGTAAAATATGGGTTGCCATAACGGCAAACAACGCTTACACACCTGCAAGCGGCGAAAATATGAGATTAACTATCAAGGGTTATATCTTGGGATAGGGAGGTGTTACATTGCTAAAACTGCCTCTTAAAAAAACAAACAAAAAAAATAAGTATGCACTTGGTGGATATACCAAGTCGCAAGTTGCCGCAGCCTATGGGTTGCGTCGGCTCAAACCTTATGCAACCAGGGCAATCAGAGTCCGAGACGACACCAACGCCGAAACCGACATCGGATTTGTCGGACAGAACCTTGACGTATCGGGGTTAACGACGTGGCTTAGGCGTAACTTGGTTGCGAGTGTGCCGCTTGGCACTGATGGTAATGCTGATGGGGTTAGTGATGGTTGGGTTCACTCAAATCAAGCGGGCATTACTTCAACGCCAACAATAGAGGACTCTTCTCAAAAAATTGCCATAACCGTAAGCACGTCAACCAATGCGGCGAGCGTATATAAACAGTTTATTGCGTGTGCGGTTGGCGCAAACGTATCTATAACGTCAACGCTAAAAACATCCGGCAACGTTAAGGCCAGATTACAGATTGATTGGTATAACGGTGCGGCGTATTTAAGCTCCACTTCCGGAACATTAACCGCATACGCAAATTATACAGTTGTAACCCTAAACGGTACTGCTCCGGCAAGCACAACTCAATTTGGTGTGCTTATTAGGGTTAACCCAAATTCGATTGGTGACACTGGAAGTTTGTGGGCGAACACTTGTACAGTCACAATCTCCAACCAATCCGCCTATATCACCAAATGGTACGACCAAAGCGGAAACGGTAACGATGCTATACAAGCTACTGCGGCTAATCAGCCGAGGATTGTTAATGCTGGGGCGGTTGATGTTGATGCGTCTGGTAGGCCGACGTGTGTGTTTGATGGTAGCAATGATGTGTTGAGTATAGTCAATAGCGCAAGCGTTGATATTACCAGCGCGCCTATGATGATTAATTCGGTATTTAATCCTCTTTCTCAAGATGGATATATTGTTTCTAAAAATGTAGATACCGCTATAACCATACAATACGCCGCTCTTTATCAGACATCCAATACTAGAATAAATTCATATTTAGAAGGTGCGGTTGCTCAAAGTTCTGCAAATGCATCGTTTAATGCTTCGACTCAAAAAATTTATTCCTTTGAATTTCTTTTGGGTAATCAACGGGCATATTCCAATGGTAACTCTAGTGGTACTGCCGGAACTTATAATTCAACGCTAACGAGTAGGGCGAATATGCAAATTGGTGCTAGAAGCAACAACGCGGGTGGTACAGCCTTTGCAACGTTTTACAAAGGCACCATAAGCGAATTAATAATCCTACGCTCTATAACAAACAGAAACAAGCTAGAACGTAATCAGGGCAAGTATTACGGTATCGCCGTATCTTAGGAGGCTCAACATGAAGTGTTTACAGTTTGATACACTTGAAGCAGCACAACAACGCAACACACAAGAAGCTATTGCCCGTGGTTGTACGGGTGATGTTACGGCGCAATGGTGGAGTATGCGAGAGCAAAATAATAAGTTTTATCTCGTTGTCAACGACGATGCGCTGTTAGAAGGCGAAGTCGCCGTTGATGTTGAGTTTATCCCACAAAATGAGGGGTGATTTGAATGAAATATAGGTTGACTTTAAAAACAGCCCCAACGGTTGAGCCCCTGTCACTTAGTGAGGTGAAAGATTATCTACGACTCACCGATACTGACGGGTGCAATACCATAACAACAAGTCAGACGTTAAAGCCATTAGCAAGAGCCGCCAATACTTATACCGGCACAACGGTTGAGGTATTGGGATATGCCGCCACAATGCGAATTAATGCGGGTACGGTTGCGGGAACATTGGTTGTTAAGTTACAAGACAGTAACGATGATTCTAACTGGAGTGATGTTTACACATTTACAACCATCAACTCTGCAAATGACGACGCTATTGTAACCTACAATTACACCGGCGGCAAACGTTATATACGAGCATACGCAACGGTAGCAACTGATACCGCAACGTTTAGCGTTGATGTGGACAAGTTAGTAGGCGATACATCGGACGATGCTTATTTGACGGCATTAATAACGGCATCAAGAAAGTATTGCGAAGATTATCAAAACAGAGCCTATATTACGCAAACGTGGGAAGTGGCCTTTGATGATTTTTGCGAGGATATAATTGAAATACCAAAAGGCAATTTACAATCGATTTCCTCAATCAAGTATAAGGACTCAACAGGCACAAATAATACTTTGTCGGCAAGCAATTATGTTTCGTCGACAAGGGGTCCGCTTGGAAGGGTTGCGCCCGCTTATGGTTATACTTGGCCGTCATTTACTCCATACCCATTAGACCCGATTGTAATTGAGTTTATATGCGGTTATGGTGCAACTGCGGCAAGTGTTCCCGAAACAATTAAACAGGCAATGTATCTGCTTATATCCCATTGGTATGAACAACGGGCGCCGATAACTAACCTAACAATGAGCGGAGAAATAGAGTTTACCGTTTCGGCGTTATTGTGGCAGGACAAAATAATTAATCTTTAGGGGGTGGCGAAATGAATCCCGGCAGATTAAGACATAAGATTGATATTCAGCAGGAGCTGACGACACAGAATACTTACGGTGAGCCAACACATAGTTGGGTCACTTTTTTGTCGTCTGTTCCGGCCAGCATTGAACCAATCCGCGGCCGTGAATATTTTGCGTCAGATAAAATGAACGCTGAAATAACACACCGGATCCGGATGCGGTTTCGTCTTGGAGTTAAGGCAAAAATGAGAGTCAAATATTGTGGCAGGTACTTTGACATTGAGTCTGCCATTAACGTTGATGAGGGTAATGAATGGTATGAATTAATGTGTAGGGAGGTCGACGCGGATGTTTAACAAGAGCGACTTGACGGGAGTTGAAGAACTTATACGAATGATTGATAAGTTTGAAAAGGTACCGGCGTCCGTATTGACAAAAGCTACTAAGGCCGGGGCGATGGTTGTAAGGACACAAGCAAGACAACTTGCGCCGGGGAAAACTCCCGGAAAACTTAGAACCGCAATAAAACTTAAAGCCGAAAAGCGCAAAACCGGCAAAAAGGTTTATCAAGTAAAGATTGTTGGGGACGGCTTTGTAAAGTTTTCAAAGGCGGGCAAAAGAAGTTTTTACCCGGCATCACAGGAATATGGGTGGAAACACATGGGCAAGACGCCCAAAATACCCGGAAAATACTATCTCACAAAAGCCATTCAACAGAACAAGAAAAAAATTGAACAACTAATCGTTGACATTATGACAAAAGCATTAAAAGCGATAAGGGGGTAGGCTTATGTATATTCAAGAGGCTATTTGCTCTGAATTGTCTGCGGTCACGGGTTTAACCAATAAAGTGTTTCCGATTGAGGCACAACAAGGACTTACAACTCCATATTGCATTTACAAGGTTATTGATGGCGAGCGCATGAGAACATTATCGGCACACGACGGACTGATTAGGTCGGTTTATCAGTTGGACTTATTTCATACGTCATATACAAGCCTTCTATCGCTGCGAAGGTTAGTTATGACCGAATTAAGAACATGGGAACAAACTAATCTGGCGTCGACGGGTCCATATATTCAAGAGTGTTCCGTTATTGATGAGCCTGTTGAAACATTTGACGACGACACGCAGCTATACCAAAGCACAATCGAATTTACAATAAGCTATACAGAGTCTTAACCGCGAAAGCGGTTTTTTTATTAATCAAAAATAAATAAGGGAGGTATATTTATGTCAGCTAAAATGGGACATGGTTGTACTATTGCGCAGGGTGTTACAACAATAGGTATATTGACAGGCATTAAGTCGCCCGAAAAGACACAGGAAGCCGTTGAAACAACAACGCTTGATACGTCGAATTATTATAAGACGTTTATCGGTGGATTGTTAGATGGTGGTGAAGTAACAATGACAGGATATTACGATATTACCGACGCCGGACAGGTTGCGCTTAATACGGCGCTTGAAGCAAGAACCGTTGATTCTTACACAATAACGTTCCCGACGAGTATCGGCGCAACATTTACATTTTCCGCATTGGTAACGAAAGTTACACCGGGTGAATGTAATATGGCTGATGCGGTTGGTTTTGAAGCAACGTTGAAGATTAGCGGAAAGCCAACGCTTGGGACATCTGCGTCAACGGGCATGAGTGCGTTGACATTCGTACAAACCGACGGTTCAACGGCATTAACGGCCTATGCGTGTACACCAACTTTTGCAATTGGCACGTTCTACTATAATGTAACGTTTACAACTCAAACGTCATTTAAGGTTAAGCCAACGGCCGCCTCACACACAATCAGCGTTTACGTTGATGGAACATTCCTTGAAACTGTTTCGTCTGGCTCTGCCGGAACTGCAATTTCAATAGGTGCAGCCGCAACCAAACAAATTGACATTATTGTTTGCGAGGCCGCAAAAACTCCAAAAACTTATCACATAGCCGTCGCTAGATTGTCTTAATTTTAGTTTGGGTCATTTTATGTTCAAACAATAAAATGGGGGCGTTAAATTGAATTTTAGCGCCCCTAAAAATTATTATGGAGGGTATATTTATGAAAAAGTTTGTTGAAAAAAATATTAATGGCAGGGTTTATAAGTTTAGATTAAGCATGGCGGCACAATCAAGAATTGAAAATTATTTTAATTGCGCCTTTGCAAAAATGGATCACGAAAATTTAAGGGCAGAAGATTTTGCAAGGTTGATTTATTTGACCCTTGATATTGAGGAAAGAAACAAAACAACGTTTGAAACATTCTTTGATTTGCTGGACGAACATTTATCTTTAAAAGAAATATATAAATTGTTTGAAGAAATCTCCACAGAGGCTTTCGGAAAAAACGAAATTCCGGTAGTGGAGGAGGTGGACGATGTCGAGAATGGGACTGGGACGAAGCCATTCGCAACGCTCTCCTAGTTGGAATAAAACTTGATGAATTTTGGGAATTAACGGTTTACGAACTTAATTTATACATTGAGGCCTATTCGGGGCGCGTCAAAGAGGAAAGAAAGTCGCTGATTACGGCGGCTTTTTATTCTGCTTGGTTTAACCTGAAGGGGCAAAAAGGATTGTCGGGCAAAGACCTGACAGACATATTAGAAAAGATTGACGGGAAAGATGGCGAAATGTCGCCAGAGGAAATGTTGGAAGAGGTCAAAAAGCTGTTGTAGGAGGTGAGATTGTGGCTTTTACTGGAAACATTATTGCGAGAATTGGGGCCGATATAAAGGGCTTGCAAAGTGGACTAAAACAGGCAAAGAGAGACATTGCGGGATTTAAAACGTCAGCTCAAAATCAATTAAGCGGATTAAAGGTTACATTGGCGGCAGCCAGCGCCGCGCTTGGCGGAGCATTGGCAATGTTGGCAAAAAACGCCACTCAATCTGCTATTAGTTTTGGGGCAAACTTACAACAAATAAATAGGTTGTTAGGGCAAAATGCAAAGGATTTTATGCAATGGAGTAACGGACAAGCCAACGCTTTCGGTATGGGTCGAGTTGAGGCGGTTAAATATGCGTCAACGTATGCTTCTCTGTTGAGGGTGTCGTCGAAAGACCAAAAAGCATTGACGGATTCTACTGTTGAACTTTTGAAAATGTCGGCGGTTCTGGCTTCGTCAACGGGCAGAGACATAAACGATGTTATGGAGCGTATCCGTTCGGGTTTACTTGGAAATACAGAGGCGATTGAGGACTTGGGCGTAAATGTGTTTGTCAATATGATTGAAATGACGGATGCCTTTAAGCGCTTTTCAAACGGCAAGGCGTGGACGGAGTTAGACTTTAAGACGCAACAACAAATCAGATTATTTGCAATCTTGGAACAAGCAACAGGAACTTATGGCAAGGAGTTGAGGCAAAACACGGCCACATCAATTATGATGGTTTCTGCGGCTCTGAAGGACACCGCGCTAAACATTGGATTAGGGTTAAAGCCGATGTTAGACGCAATGCTGCCAACGCTCACCAACTTTGCAAATTACCTAAAAAATGCGACGGCCGCATTTGCTGAATTTATGGGGGTGTTATTTGGAACTCAATCAAAAGAGGTTCAAATGGCTCAATCCGCAAACAACGCCGCAAAGTCTCAAAATAAACTAGGCAAGGCGATTGACGGCACGAACAAGGCAATAAAGGGTTCTGTAATGGGATTCGATGAGGTTAATACATTGACGGAAAAAATGGCCGAAAATGCAGACGCTACATCGCAAGGCGGCGGAACTCCTTTGGGCGGAGGAACCGAAACGCCAACGCCGACGGGATTTTTGTCAGAGGAAACAAAGAAATCAATAGAAGAATTTAAAAAGACCATCAAAGAAATGAAGCAAGACTTTGTTCAGGCGTGGGACGAAATGGCGCAAGGATTAACAAAAAACAAGGATATAATACTTCCTATACTTGGTGCGCTTACCGGTGGATTTGTGGCGTTTTGGGCGGCCGCAACCGGACCGGCAATATTAAAGAGTATTGTGTCAGCGTTTGAAACTTTATACATTTGGGGTTTATATGCGGCAGAAGCGATAGCCGCTGCCTTTGGTGCTATATCGGCTCCGGCGTGGATTGTTGTTGCGGCAGTTGCTGCTTTGGTGGCCGGAATTGTTTATTTGTGGAACACAAGTGAGACGTTCAGAAATTTCATTAAAACCGGACTTGTTGTTGCCTGGGAGTTGCTATCAAAAACAATGCTTTGGGTATATGACAACGTATTAAAACCCATTGGAAATCTGCTTATGGCGTTTTACGAATATGTGTTAAAGCCCATCGGAAAGGTTGTTGGAGAGTTTCTTGTCATTGCGTGGGACAAACTTAGCAAAATTATGAAATCATTTTATGATAACGTTTTAACGCCTTTAATTAGTTTGCTTCAAACTATGCTTATGCCCGTAATCGATGCGTTTACAAAGGTTATGGAATATTTATGGAAAGAAGTGTTTGAACCCTACGCGAAGTTTATGCAAGAAACCTTTATTGTTGCCTTTAAAGCGTTTGGCGAAACCATAA